GATTTAAAGATTGTTACGTGGGCCAAAGCGGCTAATACGACTATCCCTGATAAAATGGCACCTCATGTTTCTGCATTAATGGCCTTAGAGGCGACTAACGAGATAGGTGTTTCAGAGACAAGAATGCGAAGAATTGAAAAGAAAGCAAATATAGCCGTCTCTGAAATTGCAAGAATATCCAAACCCAATTATGAGTCCACAGTTGATAATGAGGACTTCTAATGTATCTACCAGTACGACTAGCAGGCGGCTCACATCGGCACACTGATTTAAGTCTCACTGCTCAAAGAACGATTAATTACTTTCCTCAACACCAAGAGCAAGGTAATGAAAAATCTCCTTTTATTCTAGAATCCTTCTATGGTTTAAAGTCCTTCGCTTCCAGTACAGGATTAAATAGAGGGATGTTCGAGCATTTGGGTATTCTTTATAAGTTAAACGGTACTACGTTGTCCTCAGTGGATTCTGTGGGTACTTTCACGACATTGAATGCGGGGACTATTGTAGGAGACTCCAGGGCAGTATTTGACGGGATAGGCACGAGTATTGTCATTGTTGCTGATGGTGTGGCGTATGAGTGGAATGGATCGACTTTAACCACGGGTACTGATGGGGATTTTGAAACCCCTCAAACTGTGACAGTCATAAATAATCAAGCCATTTACGACGGAGATAATGGACGGTTTACTATCTCTGATGTTGGACTTCCTTTACAAATCAATGCGTTAAACTTTGGCACGGCTGAGTCTAAAGCAGATGCTTTAATAAGACCTTTCGCTTTAGGAACGGTTGTTTTCATGTTCGGGACTAAAACTATTGAGACGTGGTGGAATAACGGCACAGGAACCCCGCCTTTTACCCGAATTGAAGACGGGACAATCCGAGTAGGACTGGGAGCACAAAACACCATTGCGGTAGATGATGAAGTGCTTTACTTCTTCGCTGATGACAATCAGGTGTATTCGTTAAACTCCTCCATCCCTACTCCTTTACTTCCTTTAACGATAGTAAGAGAGATCCGAAAGTTCACGACTAAAACCGACGCTGTTGGATGGACTATGCAAATAGACGCACAGTGGTTTTATGTCTTAAAATTCCCTTCAGCGGACAGGACGTTTATCTACCCCAAACCCACCCCAGGTCTAACAGCTAGAGGGATTCGAGGGGAGTGGTTTGAACTTTCTTCAGGAGTGGATGGAGGCAGGTATTTAGGCGATAGTTACGCTTTTGCCTTTGGAAAACATTTAATCGCTGATGAGATGGGGAATATTTTAGAGTTAGACGAAGACACTTTTGATGAAAACGGGGACGTAATTAGACGTTCAAGAGTTTTAGCCCCTATTCACGGGGGAGTCTTTCGTAACCCCGGCGTACCTATAGAGATTAGTTTCTTTAAGTTAATTGGAGCGACGGGTAAAGGGCTTTTAACGGGTCAAGGTTCAGATCCTGAAGTTATTTTACAATATTCTCAAGATGGGGAGAACTTTAGTAATGAGATACGAGGAGATGTGGGTAAACTCGGTGTATTGACTGAAGTTATCTTTGAAATAGGCGAGACGTTTGAAAACTGGCATTTTAAGATCATTTCAACCGACCCTATTTACTCAAATTGGCACGAAGCAGGCATAGAAGCGGAGCTAGGCATACTATGACTACTAATCTGACTTCAAATCCACCCCCTAGAGAAATACCGAATACTTTATTTAAAAATGGACAAGAAAAGGCATTCTACGTCAAATTAGTGGCGGCTTTACGACTGGTGTTTGACAGGCTTAGCGGGCAAGAGGTGATTGTGGAGACTAGTGTTGATTATCAGTCGTTTAATGTTGATGACAAAATCAACGCCGATGCTTCCTTAACGGTGACTTTGGTAGATTTCGCTGACGCAATTAAACAAGTGACTATTAGTAGCACAAACGGGACTGTGACTCTTGCTGGGGATGTAACTATCGAATCTCCCACTAGTATAACGACAGGGGTAACAGTCACGGTCTATCCTGCTCGCGGGCAATGGTGGCAGGCGTGAGTAGAAAAGCTGATATAGATCCAGAAATCAGAGGATTTTATTTTGCCAGTTCGGGCGCTGATAGACTTGATGGAACGACGTTTGAAAGAGCTAAATTAACGATTCAAGCGGCTATTGATGAGACAACCAGTTTGGTTCCTACTGTCTCTCCCACAAACTTGGCTCAGGTCTCTGCCGCTCAGGGTGGAGAGTTTTCAGAAACTTTCTCATTGCCCGATGGCTGTCAGTTCGATGCTCAGAATGTAACAATCGTAGTGGATGCTCCTTTAGTATGTGAATTAGGCTCATTCCTTGTCGCTAAATTTTCCGGATGTACTAACACCCAGGCTAACGGGGTTGTGTTTGAGGTCGATGCTAAATTTTCAGTTGGTGTCAGAACACTATTTACGGGGGTTTTCGGTGATGACGGGATCGGTTTTAATCTATTAGGAATTGGTGAAAGTCTGTTTATGGCCACTGACCAGATGAGGCTTAACGGCGAAAGGTCGATGGGCTTTTTTATAAATTGTACCTGCCCAGATCCTATTGATATCAATGCAGACGCGATAATATTTGGTGCCGATGACACGACAGTTATGCTCTTTGACCCGTTAAGTAGTTCTGATCGATGTATCGTCAACTTATCAACAATTATAGAAGGCCCAGGACTCTCGGGCACTACAGGCTATATTGCAAATGGTGGCACTTTAATTATTGTTCAATCTGGCATTTTGCAAGCCGAGACCGCTATTCACGTTAAGAATGGCGCTTTAGCGGTACTAGATTGTGACATCGTTCAAGGCGACATCATTATCGATTCTGGTGGGATATTAAGCGCAAACATAGTCAGGTTTACAGGAACCATAACTAACAACGGTACACTTAGCGGGCAGATAGGAGATACTTTATACGACCCCATTAAAATAATCGCCTTGGATGAGCCCGATACTACCGCGTTGATCACCCATTCATTGACTGGCACTGACGGCGGAGATTCGAGGTCTTTCTATACCGCCAGAGATCCCAAAACAAATATCACAGGAATTCCCGGAGACTTAGCGGTTAGAAACGATGGAGTTGATTCACGTTTATATCAACACAGAGGGTCTAGTAGTAATAACACAGATTGGGTTAATCTAAGTGATGCCAAGCGAATAACGGTTCTTTCGGCAGCGAGTTTTGTTGATCAAGTTCCTTCAGGAACAGACACGGCTTTACAGGTAGAATTTGGCGCAGCGCAAGGTAGTGGAAGTGATCCAGTTGAAATAGACGCTAGTGGAAATGTTACGATTAATCAGACAGATCAGTATTTTGTAGATATTAGTATTCAGTATGGCAGAAATAACGCAGGATCGGCAGCGTGGTTATTTTTTAGAATATTGATCGATGGTACGCAATCAGGCAATTCTATTTTTGCTAAATTAGACAATGCTAATAATGACTTGCCTGTTCAATTTAGCGGAATTTTTGACTTTACGGCGACTGAAGTAATCACTGTAGAGTTTCTTAGAGACTCTCAAGGGTTTGATGACGGTGAGTTAATGTCTGAAACCCCTACTCCTGCGGGGTGGTCTAGCTCCCCCTCTGCAAGTATTCGGATCAGCCGTAGAGAGCTACAGTAGTAGAGAGCTACAATAGGAGGCTTTATGAGCGAAGAAATGAAAATGATATATACTCTCTCAGCTAGGCCGTAACAGTGTTACACTGAAGATTAGGTTAAATTATGGCAGATGAAATCACAGCAATTGACGTAGTAGGGACTACCCAGGGTTCGTTTACTGGTTTTATAGATTTCATGCGCCAGATGGGCGAGATTATTGCTGCGTCCAGTTCTGCTGAAGTCTTGTCGGCTGAAAACGAATTCCTAGACATAATGAAAGACATTCAAGCCGATACTGCGGATACCAAGGCCAATGATGCGAAGAGGGCGGCGGCGGCAAAAGCAGTACGAGACCTTATTGCTAAAAACGGAAACCCAGAAGATTTAGCAAGATTAAATGAAATGGAGGCTGAAGGTCGGAATCAAGATATTATCCGTGCCATTAATTCCCCAGATTTAACAGCCACAGGTGGCGCTACCTCCCCTAATATTGGTCTGGACAATCTCCCTAGCGGAAACATAGCTGATATTCCCATAGTTGACGCTGAAGGGAATGTTATATCTGACCCTTTCTTGCAAGGTCCCAGTTTGGCTGACTTACAGCCAGTATCACCAGGAGGATTAACTGTTGAGGAAGCCGCCGCGGTAGGTCAAGCCCCCACCCCCGAACAACTCAGACAAGATATAGACAACATTATTGCCAATTCCGAAAGCGCCGAAGCAGCCCAACAGGCCGTTGAGGAGTTGATGCGAAACACTGGCGCAACCGAATCAGACGTAGAAACAGCCACCGGTTCAAATGTTGCAGGACTTATAGCCGCTGCCGTAGCTGGAGGGCTTATTACTGCCGCCGTAACAGGCGGGGGGGCTGAAACCACTACTACAACTACTAACGGTGAGACCACGGAAGGTGGGGATGGCGGGAGTTTTCTGGAAACCATTCTAGGCGCTGCTGGGTCATTACTTAGCACTTTTATACAATCTAGCGCCGCCTCAGACGCTGCTAAGGCTCAAGCGGACGCCGCACAAGCTGCACTAGACCTCTTTGAGAAACACGCAGGCATAGCAGTAGAGGGAATAGAGACAACCACTGGAGAGGCAATCACAGCCTTACGAGGAGGTGAACCTACAGCCACAGGTGCTATCACAGAATCTACCCAAGCCGCTATAGCCGCAGGAAGGGCAGGAGCCACCACAGCCAGGGGTGATATCGAGGCCGGAAGGGATCAGGCCAGGGCCGATTTAATTCAAGCGTTTGGACTTCAAGAAGATGAGATTAATTCGGCGGCGGCGGCTTCGAGTGGTCATATTAACGCCGCTAGAGAATCGGCTATAGGCGCTATTAATGATGGGTTTGGGGCAGGGATTTCTTCGGTTAAGTCGGCTAGAGACCTATCTAACGCGATCATTCAAGATTCTACGACAGTAGCAGAGGAAAAGCTTGATTTTGCCAGAGCAGGAGCAATAGCTGCTCAAGAAAGAGGATTAAAGGCAGTTAGAAGTGATTTCCAGCCCTTTCTCGATGCTGGAACAGTAACTCTGGAAAGTCTTGAGAGATTGATTAACGATCCTGAAACTCAAAGACAGTTTTTACTAGAGAATCCGTTTTTCGATGAAATAGCCAATCAAGTCGAACGACGGCTTTTAGCCAATCAAGCCGCAGCAGGTAGAGTAGGGACCGGGGGAACTCAGTTAGAGTTACAGAATCGATTACTTGAGGTAGGCAATGACTTAATCAACGCAGAGGTTAATCGAAAACTCGCGCTAGTGAATGTAGGGCAGGGAGCCGCAGGTTCAATCGCTACGGCAGAATTGAACAGAGCTAACGCCATAGCGGCTATTGAGCAAAATATAGGTGGTTCTCTAGCAGAATTGGTTGAAGTAGCCGGTGTCAATAGAGCGAATATCCAAACCCAGGCAGGAAGAGACATTGCTAATCTTCAAGTGGGGCAAGGTGAAAGGGTTGCAGGAGTTGAGACAGGTGCCGGCAGAGACCTTGCAACCATTGAAACAGCTCGTGGAGCCGATGTTTCTAGTGCTATTGCTGAAAATGCCCGTCAAATCGCCGCGGGTGAGCGAGTCGCTGGGGGTCAATTAGCCGATATTGAAACGACTACTGCGATTAACGAAGCGAACCTATTGGGGACTGAGGGAGTTAATTTGGCGAACATAGCTACAACTACTGCTGCGGGGGAGGCTGATCTCACTGCTACCAAAGGTGTTAATATAGCCAATATTTTGACAGGTCAGGCTGCTAATGCTGCCAATGTCCAGCAAAACGTAGGTATATCACAAGCAGCGGGTATAATTGGCAAGGCAAACGCCTTAACAAGCGGAATAACCGATTTAACTACCTTAGCGAGTCTAATCTAATGGCTGATTTAAGCGCTCCATTACAGGGCACAGGGACTAACGTATTAGCCAATCTAGCTAATGTGAGGGCTAGAAGAGATGTTAGAGAAAGCAATCTAGCTACCGCAGAGCAAGGCCGGGAGTTAAGGGGTCAGAACATCCGGCTAACCCAAAGGAAGATAGAAGCCCCTGAACTGGCTAGTATCTTCATGGATATACAGACAATACCTATTCTGTTGAATGCTGGCAACACAAAAGAAGCGGGGCAGCTAGGTATTTTGTTAAGGGATAGGCTTCGGGAGGCAGGAGAAGACAAATCTGCTGATGAATGGGACCGCGTACTAAAGTTGGCTTCTGTTGACCCCGCTGCTGCCAGCAAATTCATCACTGAGAACTACCTCCCGGCTTTAAGTGCGATAACTCCTGATGTAATGAGGCAGACAAAAGACGCACAGGGAAACCCCGTATTTGAGGGTTTAATTAGCGGGCCTGTACAGCCAGAAATAGTGCCTGCTTCTCAATTAACCGACGAAGGGCAACTTATTACCAGAGGAGCCGGAGGGCTTCAAGCAACTGATGTCCCAGGATTCACAGGCGCTGCACCTGATTCGTTTGATCCCAGCGTAGTAACCGCAGACTCGCCAGCTTCTGTCCAGGAGTTTGCTTTTAGAGAGCTTCTAAGCGAAGAGGAGCAGAAGCGGTTTAGCTCTCAAGAAAGGTCAAGCCAATTCCAGAGGCTTGGAGACGAAGTTGTCCAGTTTGGTGCAGACGGGGAAGAGATTGCTAGATTTAATATAGGGCTAGCTCCTAGAGATGAGCCCACCGCTGTGTCTGAGAGGGAAAAGGCTGCAACTAACGCTAGATTAGGTGCTCAGAGAGCCTTTGATGCAGGCGCAGAGAGAGGTGTTGCTAATAACATAAAAGCCAGCACAGACACGATGATTGCTGCTATTGACAACATACTTCAACATCCTGGACTTGGGACTGCTACAGGGCTTTCAGGCACTTTTGATCCAAGGACCATTATTCCGGGTACTGAGGCAAGTGATGTACGTATATTGATTAACCAACTAAAAGATCGAGTCTTTGTTGAAGCATTAAATGGCATTAGAGCCCAATCGAAAACAGGTGGTGCTGTGGGTCAGGTCTCAGACAGGGAGGGTGGTAGGTTAGAGAACATGATGGGCGCTTTGAGTAGAAGTTTGAGTGATGAAGAGTTTATTAAACAGCTTCGATTGATTAAAACGACTGCCCAAAATACCGCTAATTTGGCTGATGAAGCCTTTGAAAACCAGTTTGGGGACATTAATCTAACCGGGGATACTGAGCTAGACATTATCCTTCAACAAATCGATGCATTGAACTAATGGCCGATCCTATTAACAGATTACGCAGTTTTCTAGAGGAGAATACCGATCAAAAGGGAACTCCTTTGTATGACCGCGCCTTGGCTAAATTGAATGAATTGGTTTCTCAGAAGTTTGAGGGATCAATTCAAACACCTCCAGGATTACAAAGAGCCCGGGAACAGAGTGTACGAGAAGTTGTAGACTTTGGTACCTTTGCTATGGCGACTCCAGCAGGCCGATTTATCGAGGGCGTGGCCGATCTACCTTTAGGCGCGGCGCAGTTTATTTCTGAATCTTTGGGGTTTGATCAAGTGACTAATTTCTTAAGAGACAGAGAAGAAAGGATAAAGGCGGGTAGAGAAGCGGTGAGTGTGGCTGAAGGCGGTCCAGGTGGAGAACAAGGCTTTGATCTACCTAGACTGGCTGGAACTATTGCTACGGGTGTTGCGGGTGTGTCAGGCTTGCCGGCTGCTGCTACCTTACCCGGGAGAATTGCTCAAGGGGCGGGAACTGGTGCTGTGATAGGCGCTACAACTCCTGCTACTGATGAAGACGTTTCGGCACAGAAGGCCGAACAAATCCAGGCAGGTGCAGTAACCGGGGGAGTTTTTCCTGCTGTTACTAGCGCAGTGGGAGGGGTTTTACGAAAAGGCCGAGATGTGCTTAGTTCACTTCTTCCAAGGGGGGCAGAAAGGAATGTCAGGCGAGTCGCCACTGAAGCTGTGGGTGGAGATGTTCAACCCACTGTTACAGAGTTAAGAGCCGGGGGTACAACAGAACAAGCCATAGGAAGGGCTCAAGAACCTACTTTAGCCGCTTTATCCAGAGGAGCCGCCACAAGAGATCCTAGAGCTACTGTACAGCGGGTGTCACAAGAGAACACAGCGCGTATAACAGCTATTAGACAGTCTGGTGGAGGTTCGGTAGATGAGCCATTGAGCGCGACTGTACAGGCTGCTAAACAGACTCGACAGGAAGCGACTGAATCTCTATTTTTAGAAGCGTCTCAATCTCAGGCACCTGTTACGTTAACAGCCACTCGAAGAGTTATTGACAGGATGGTGCAAGCCGACCCAAATAACAGAAAATTGATTCCGGCTTTGAATGAGATTAAACAGACTTTGGCTGGAGATTCGGCACAAGAAGTCATTAGTGCTTCTCGGAATATTGGGATACTGATTTCTGAGAGAGGGCCTAATGGTATTCCTGTTAACGAGGCGATAGTCAAACAATTGACGCGGGTAAAGAAAGTTCTGGATGAAGAGATAGGTAAAAATAACCCCCGTTTTAAAGAAGCCAATGAATTGTTTTCTGATCTTTCTAAACCTGTTAACAAGGCTGAGATAGCCCAAAGATTAGAGCAAAGACTCGTTTCTCCACTAGCAGGGGATGAAGGAAGTGTCATTCAGCAGAGAAGTGCTCAGTTTGCCTCTGCTTTGGATGATGAGAGAAAGTTAATCGCTCAAGCTACGGGGTTTAAGCGTGGGACAGGATTGGATAAAATATTTAGTGAAGATGAATTGGTTAAACTGGGGAATGTTGCGGATAGACTAAGTAGTGATGCTGAATTCAATCGACTCGCGACTTTAGGAACGGCAGAGGCTCAACGATTGATAAAAGGGCTTCAACCTCCCCAACCGCCAGGGATGTTGGATAGAGCCATCTTTATTATCAGGGGGATAATGACTAAAGTAGGGGCGGCGACAGAAGAAGCGACTTTAAAGAAAGCGGCTGAAATCTTTCAAGATCCCCAAAGATTGGCTACTTTGTTAGAATCGGCAGACAGTCGAAGTGTCACCGCTTTGAAACGAGTCATTAATGCAATACCTTTTGAAGACCTTGCCAGAACAGTACCGGCAATAACAGCAGCGAGGCAATAATTTTGGCCTTTTCACCGGTTAGTTTAATCATCCCCCAATATCAGAATCCTACTGATAACACTCCTGCGAATGGGTTTGTGATGAAAGCCTTTAAGGCTGGGACCACGACCAACATCTCAATGGCGACCAATTCAAGTGGACTTACGACTTTCACCAGTGTTGCCTTGAATTCTTCCGGTTATCCCGAGCATTTAAGTGAACAGATAATCCCTTATATTGACCAAAAGTACAAATTGTCCTTTTTTGCCGATCAGACAAATGCTGATGCCAACACCAATCCAATATGGTCGATTGACGACAACACCCCAATTACTGTTTTAGGTGACTTTACTG